CGTGCGTTTGTTTATCTACAAAAAATGTAAGGTTGCACACGAAGGGATGCGTTTAACTTCCCTTAAAAAAGGTGCAGACTACATCGAAGATGATAGCAAAGAATATCAACACGTTACAACTGCAATCGGCTACCGCGTAGTTTACACATCACAAAACAAAGTAATTATCAAAGGTGGTAATTTTTAAATGGCAAATATAGACTTATTAAATCCATTCTCTAGAAAACAATTAATCGATGATATTCGTTCAAACGAAAATGTCGAACGCAAAAGAAAATCATTAAAAGATTATGAAATCTACAATGATAATGCTTATCCTTATGTCTATGACAAATTAGCTTGTCAGTTAAGCGAACAAACAGCATCACAAATGCCGATAGTATCTAATCTAAATATTGCAAAGGCTGTTGTTCAAAAAGAAGCCAACATCTACACTGATGAGCCAGAGCGTAGTTACTCAAATATTACAGAATCAGATGAAAATGCTATTGAAGAAATCTACGCCGATGGCGGATTTGATTCTATCTTAGGAAAAGCCAACAAGTATTATAAATTAAGAAATCAATCATTCATTCAAGTTGTTCCAAAGCAAGGAAAGCTTAAGCTCAGAGTTTTACATGGCCATAATATCGATGTGATCCCTGATTCAGATGATCCAGAAATGGCTTATGCTTACATTATTTCAAGTTTTGATAAGTCTGCTTACTTAATGGCTGGTCAAGATGGAACCAACCAGATGAGCGCAGATACAGATGATTTCAAAGCAAAGTCAGAACGCTATCAAGTTTGGACAAGTGAAATCGTTTTCACAATGGACGGAAAAGGCAACATCATAACAGAGGTTGTTGCAAATCCTATTGGCTCACTTCCTTTTATCGACATTGCAAAAGATAAAGACTTTGAATTTTTCGTTCGAATCGGACAGGCGCTAACTGACTTCACAGTTGATTTTAATGTTACATGGTCTGATCTTTTATACATTGCAAGACTTCAAGGCTATTCTGTTGGCGTTGTCAGTGGTGATCCAGAACTAAAACCAGAGTCAATGACTGTTGGGCCTAATCGGTTTCTGTTCTTACCACAGAACGCATCTAATCCAAATTCGAATTTAACTTTAGAATTTAAGAACCCAACTCCAAATTTAGATGCTACTCTCAAAGCCATTGACTCATTGATTGCAACATTCTTAACAACTAGAGGAGTAGATGCTAAGGCAGTTTCAACAAATAATTCTGGTAACACTTCTTACTCATCAGCATTAGAGAGATTGCTTGCGATGATTGATCAATTCAGAGCCTCAAAAGATGATTTTGATTTGTTCACTGTAGTCGAAAAACAATTGCATCAAATTGTTGTTAAATATTTAAGCCTATTGTCTGGAACAGAGTTTCTTGATTCAAAATACTCAACAAGTCAGGCTGTGATTAATTCAGAAATTAGCATCCAATTTAAAAAGCCAGAAATGATTGAGACAAAATCTGAACAATTAGACAATGCTAAAAAGAAAATTGATCTTGGCATTGCTGATGCTGTTAGTGTTCTAGAAGAAATTGACGGCATTTCAGAGGACGAGGCCATTGAAGAAATTGCACAAATTCAACAGCGCAAACTTATGAATTATCAAGTTATGAGTCAGATCATAGAAACTAAAGAAGGCGAGCCGCCAACAGAGGATCAAATCCCACCAGAGGCTTTAAATGGCGCTTCAAAAATCAACACTTAAAAAAGACGAAGTCAGTACAGAGATTGATCTTAAATCTCTGTTAGGAGCATCTTCAAAGAATGAGTCAATCAGACAGGTTTTCTTTGAAGCTGCTTTTGATAAGATGATGGCAAGACTTGATCAAGGCCGTGGTGTTGATGGCAAGCTTCATGCTTACTCAAAGTCTTACAAAGACTCGCTAGCCTTCGCAGCATTTGGAAAGTCCAATACAGTCAATATGCAGCTCACTGGTGATATGGTTCAATCGGTGACTGTTCTAGATAGTTCAGAAACTAAATTAAAGATCGGCATTGATGATAGCGAGCAGGCCGCAAAAGCTTACGGCCACATGACTGGCATGAAGGGACACCCAACACTTGATGGAAAAGTTGATCCAAGAAATTGGTTTGGTTGGAAAGACTCTGAGCTTATAAAAATAGCAAATGCAATCAAGCCAGAGATCAATAAAAAAGGTCTTATCAGTGATGCTGCTGTTTTAAAACTATTAGATAAGCTGGTTGGTTAATATGGCAAAAAAAGCAACTGTTAAAATCACAGGTCTTAGTCGGGCAAGGGACAACGCTTTAAAGTTTCTTGATAATACCAAAAAAGATAATCAAGTTTTAGATGAGTATGGACAATTATTAGCTGATCAGATTAGAAACAGAACACGTGGACGATTAGAGGAATACAAGCAATCCGCATTAACAAAAGGAACTGTTAAGCGCAGAGAGTCTTTAATCAAATCAGGAAACTTTCTTGATGAACGATTGACTAGGCCTAAACAATCAAATTTAACATTATCTGGACAGCTTTTAAGATCAATAACTTACAAAGTTAATAATGCTTTTTCAGAGATCATTCTTTATCTTAATCCAGATCGCAAAGCCTATAGAGGAGCTCGTGGCCAGAATCTTGATAATTTAAAAGACAATAATGAGATCAGAAAAGATCTAGAATCTATAGGAAGGCGCTTCTTTTTCATATCAGAAAAACTACGCATTAACCTTGAGAATAGATTAGTCAAAGAACTCAAGAGAAGACTATCAATCTACAACAAGATTAAGCGAAAATTATCTCTGTAATAGGAGATACACATGTCAGAAAATATTCCCAGTGGGAAACCAGATTTGATCGGTGATCAGTCTGAGAAAAAAGATTCTGTCAGTTATGACAGCTTTTCAAAGTTATTAAGCGAAAAAAAGAAACTCCAATCTGAAATGTCTGAAATGAAGGCTTACAAGGACCAACTTGAAGCTGAAAAATTACAGGCCGAAGGAAAATGGAAAGAGCTTGCAGAGAACAATAAAAAATTAGCAGACGAATTTAAGTCTAAGAATTTGAACATTGTTAAGACTGTGAGTGAAAAAGCAATCAGAAGTCAGTTTCTAAGAGAGGCTGAAAAACTTGGTTGTGTCGACGCTGAAATCGCAATGAAAGCCTGTTCGTTTGATGATCTTGATGTCACTGAGGACTTTGAATTCGACAGCCAAAAGCTGGTTTCAAAGATTCAGGAGCTTACAAAGTCTAAACCTTATTTGTTTAAGAAAGACTTTAAAATGGTTCAAGACATGATCCCTTCAAACAACAGCATATCTACAAAGCCTTTGTCTGATCTCTCCGAGCAAGAACTTAAGAACCTATTAAAAAACGCAAAATAAAAAACTTTAAAGGAGTTTAAAATGGCTGATGTAATCACAGGTAACACACAATTAGCAGCAACAAAGCAAGATGTAATCTCTGCACTAGTAGCTCGCGAATTAAAACAAAAAGCAATCTTGGTTCCAACATTAACAGACGTTTCAGCGTTTGCAGTTGCAGGAATGAAATCAATTTCGTTCCCAAAAACTGGTTCATTAACTGTTGAAAACCGCGCATCTGGCGCATCTGGCAATGCTCAGACTTTGTCTTTCACAAACGACACATTAAGCTTAGACACTAACGCTTACATTTCTTGGATTGTTGACAATGTTGATCAATACCAAGCTAACGTAAACGTGCAAGCTGAGTTTGTTAAGCGTGCAGCTTCTGCACACGCTCGTAACTTAGACGACACTATCTTAACGCAATTAGATACTTACTCTGGTTACCAGCAAGCTGCTGGTATCGACAAATCAAAAATCTTGAACGCTCGTAAATGGTTATTGAAAAACCAAGCACAAGTTTCAGACATGGTTTTAGTTGTTAATCCAGACGATGAAGCATTGTTATTGGACATCGCTGAATTCGTTCGCGCCGATGCATATGGTTCTTCAAACATCGGTTCTGGTGTTTTAGGAAAGATCTACGGAATCCCAGTAATGGTTCACACTAAAGCAACTTTAGCAAAATCATTCTTGTATTCTAAAGAAGCAATTGCGTTTGGTTTACAGTTAGCTCCTAAGTACGATGAGCAAAAAGCTATCCAGTACGGAACTGGTTCAATGCTTGCTGCTATCGATCAACACTACGGTTTCAAAGCACTTCGTTTAACTGAAGGTCTTGACTCTGCAGGTGCTGCGCTAGCTGCTGGTAAATCACCATTCATCGCTGAAATCGGTTAATTAAATGGGACCAGAAGCCAAAAGCAATCTGGTTCCTAATTTTATAAAGGCGTCGAGTCCTTCAAAGTTGAGGGACTCTATGCTTGAACAAAATTTAAAATCAGGAAAACAGATTAGTTATCAAGACATCGCATTAGCTCAAGACGGCTATTGGTATGCTTGGTTTTATGAAGAATTTAATCTGTACGCACAAGTCAAAAACAACAAGGTTGTTGAAAAATGACAGGACCAATCAGAAACACACTTCAAGAAAGAGAATTTGATAAGTTTGTAGAGTCACCGACTCGCGCAAACAAAGCAGCCGTGGAGGTTGTTGTTGGTAACGCTTCCGATATTGGAGGAGGTTCTGATGGCTCACTCCAAATTGTCAACGCAGGCGCAATTCTCAGCGCTTTAAAATGTGTTACAGTAACTTCACCAAACACAGTAATATACGCAAATAACAACATTGATCTTTCAAGATCGACTGTTTTTGGAATAACAATTGTTGCTGCTCAATTGAATGAATCAACTCAAGTCAAAACATACGGCACTTTAAGAGACTCATCTTTTAACTGGCCTGTGAATACGCAATTATATTTAGACATTAACGGATCACTCACAGATACAGCACCAATAACAGGTTTTAGAACTTTGGTCGCTACGTCTCAAGGTAGTGGTGCGATTTTTATTAACATACAAGAACCAATAACGCTTTAAAAAGGATTTTAAAACATGGCACAAAAACCAATTCAACTCGTAGGCGGAAAGCTAACTCAGGTTGAGGCTACTGTTGCGTCAACAGGCGCAGCCGATGCAGGAGAACTTGTGGCCCTTGATTCAAGCGGTCTTCTTGATATCTCTGTTATGCCTGTAGGGATAGGACCAAACGTAAAGGTAATTTTGGCATCTGAAAATATTGGCGCAGGAAAGTACGTAAATATCTATGACAACGCCGGAACTCCAAACGTAAGGCTAGCCGATAATTCGAACTCAAGAGAGGCGCATGGATTTGTTCTTGTTGGCGTCACATCAGGCAACAATGCAACTGTATACTTTGAAGGTACAAACACAGCGCTATCTGGACTTACTCCAGGCTCTCGTCAATTCTTGGGAGTTGCTGGCGGCGTTACGGCAACACCTCCAACTTTTGCAGGTAGCGCTCAGATTTCTCAACTTGTTGGTACAGCGGTTTCTGCAACTGAAATTGATACAGACATCGACGATATCGTGGTTCTAGCTTAATGATTCATAAGCCGCTAGTTCTTAACGACGGAAAAATTTCCCAGCTTCCTACTGGTGACACGATCAGTGGCGCGGGAACTGTCGACAGCGTTAAGTTTAACTATCATCTTGCGGCTTTAGCTTCGTACGACAGAATCGCTGCTGTAAACTACGCAGACGCGGGGCTAAGAACTCAAAGAGTTTCTGATATTACATACACAAGCGCGCTATTTCCTGACTCTGATATTGTGGCTACTGTTGCTTATTTAGATGTCGGAACAATGAATCAAAGAATTGATAAAATTGATTTTGTTGGTTTGGTTTTTTCGCCTGACAGCCTAAGAAAAGTTTTTACATACACTTTGTCTGGAATAAAATACAGGACAACAAATTTTCACTACGAATTATTTTAAGGGAGACTTATGAGATATTTAAAAGCAGATCTACTTGACGATGTAGTCGGAAGCTACGACCAAACTAAAACAACAATTCAAGGTCGTGCGTTTTCTAAAACAGTAGGCGGAAAGCCAGCACTTGGTCCGCCACTTAATAAATTCTTAGACGTTCAAACCGACGCTGCTGTAACACCTGTTGCAAACAACATGTATCTTACCTCTAATGGAAGACTTTTCATGTTGGGTACCGAGGCCGGTGCTGCAACGCCTTTAATTTTGTACACAATAAACTACGCAACCGGTGCGTATGCTTATGTAGGCCGCGTAAATATCAACCTTCCAGATATAGCTGCTACAACAACGATATACAGATCAATTAAAGTTGTTGATGCGGGGTCGACTGGTTGGAAAGTGTTCATTACAACAACTGGTTCCGTTGTCATAAACGGCGGTACGATGCTAATAAACAACTTAGCGCTTGCTGACTTTGTTCCAATCGGATTTCCAACAATTCCATTTGCAACAGGCAATGACCAAAAGGCCTGTTATTTCTTGCAAGACCCTGCAAACCTTGGATCTTTACATATAAACAGCAACATTTCTTCTGCTGGTTCAGTTATGGATTTTGGCAACAGTCGTTTGTATGTGCACAACGGTGTATCGGCCACACATCAATATTATGTGTTTAATACGCTAACTGCTCCAACATGGTCATCAAGTGCTGTGACCGGAACTGAATCAACAAACACAATTAACCACGCAGGACACTCATTCGTAAATGGTGATCAGTTGGTATTTACATCAATCACTGGTGGTTCTGGTTTGGTAACGAATACAGTTTACTTTGTTGTGTCGGCAGTTGCTGGTGTTAGCTATCAGCTTTCGGCAACCACTGGTGGTGCTGCTATCAACTTTACAACCGACATATTAGCCGGACAGATTGGTAGAGCTTTTGGTCAAACCGGATCAAACTTTGTTCATAAAACTGGTAACTTGCCAGCGCTAACCGGTACTTTGTTGATAACTGATTCTGAAGACTTTGCGCAGCCTCAACACGGTCCACTAAGCAGCTTTGACTGCGCTTTCTTTGGAACCACTTCTGGCATGTATTTGGGAAAGCTTTCAGATTTAACCTCTGGAGCTACAACTTGGCCGTCTCTCGCAACGGTCAATTTGCTTGGAACTGTTAATCAAATTGTTTTGCCTGCTCCGACATACATGGCTTGGTCAAACGCACTAGACAGAGCCATTTGGTCGACTGGTTTAGTTTTTGTTATGAAGCAATTTTTAAACAACTCCATAGATGCAGTATTTGGCGGAACTAATAACAGATACTTCGAGGGATTAGTTGGTAATGATGCGGTTGAGTTTCAGCCAGCAGCACCCATTGTTGCTTTAGATGTGGAGAGCGGTTGGATCGCAATATCTAACGTAACGGTCGGTCAGCGAGGTATTATGCTTGCCGATATCAGATCAGAGGCACAATTTGATTACTCTTATATTGTTACGAAAGTTTTAGATACTCCGTCTTCAGTTTTAAAGTATATCACAACAATTGATGCGCTTTATGACTACACGGGATCATTAGAGGTTTACTATCGCACTAGCGGTTTTGGCTCTATCTCTGGAGGGTGGACACCGTGTCCGTTTGCAGAAGACTTAACAGCGCTTGCATCTAGCGATCAGATTCAGTTCAAAATTCTTTTTACAACGATAGGTCTAGACACTTCAATCCCTGCGCAGTTGTGTGATTTTTTCCTAGGCTACGAATCTTTAACGGATAATTCTGATAACTGGGAATTGTCTGTAGACGACTCAGACAACGGAAATCCATCACGAACAGCGTTTAGATTAAAAACCGCGTACGCAAGTTCCGTTCCCACTCTTCATTACCGTGCTTATGATTTAACGAATGTTCTTTTGGTTGATCACACGACAGTGGCAAATGCTGCACGATTTGAATATTCAACAAACGGGGGCACAAGTTGGTTGGCGCTCGGAACAATCCCTAACACTGTTGGAACGCTTGTCAGATACACGTTTTCAACTCCTCCGGGAGTGGACATCAGACCAAGAATTAAGGAGTCATAGTGGATATTTTAACATCGTCTAGCGCATATCAGGGGACTTTTCAAATACAGGAAGTTGTGGTTGATCCACACTTCCAGCTTTGCGCTGTCGCTAATATCAACGCGAGCAACATGCTTGAAATTACATTTTGGCTAAATAAAGACGGCTTGCGTGCTGATTCTAATTTAGGTCAGGCAGCTTATGTTGTGAGAGACAAGGTGGGGAATTTAGTTTCAGGATTAGCACAATCAAACATTTCCCCTGATTCTAACGGGTACTATCACACAACACCTGTAAGCGCGTCTTTGATATTTGATTTAAATCACTACGTCTTGGAGCTAAGTGTTCCTTACGACGGGGTAGGCAAAGAAGGCAGCATTGGCCTTGTGGCAGGAGACTAATTGAGAAAGATTCGACACCTTTCTAGCTGTGAGTTCGTGATACCAGTCAATCGGGCTTCACCCGTATTAGTAGCGCTGTCGAATCAATACAATTGTTACCTTGAGAGAATATGGGGTCAGTCAGACGAGAGTGCTGTGTCTGTAAATCTCCACGCACGCTTTAACACAAGCACAATGAACGGCATTGAGATTCAGGCGAGCCTTTTTAAAAACAAAGTTATTACTTCAAACCTAGTTTCCACAAAACTATATGTTTTAGCAGACAGTGGTTTCACAAAAACTTTTATTGCAGATGTCACTATGACTGAATCCTCTGCGGGCTTATTCGTTGGCACTGTTGATCAGGCAACACTTGCGCTCAATGAGCTTTCTGGACGAGAGACATACTTTATCGAATGCAAGTTTTCTAGAGTTAGAAAAAAGTATTCCAAAGGTATTTATTTTAATCATCTTGGAATTTATGACTCTGTAAATAGATTAAAGCACGAGACTGAATTCCTTCAAATAACAAAGGTGGATTTCTAATGAAATTTGTTTTTATTAGAAATAACCTTGTATATAAAAAGGTCGACACCGACGAAGAAACAGCTCGCCAAGAATCGGGGCATTTTCAACAAATTATTTGCGTTGATGGAATGAATCCAGAGCCAGATGTTGATTGGGTTTTTGATAAAGGAATTTTATATAGAGACATTCCGTCGGTTACTCCAAGGCAAATAAGGCAGGCTTTAATTTTATCTGGAATTAGCATGAGCATGATTGACGATGCCTTATCGGCGCTCCCAGAGCCCGTGTCAAGCCTTGCAAAAGCTGAGTGGGAATATTCGATTTCTTTTGATCGGCGCAGACAACTTGTTCAACAGGTTGGGATACTGCTTGGTTGGACGCCTGAGCAGCTAGACAATCTTTGGATTTTTGCAGGGAGTATTAAATGATCATACGATTTTTATTTGCAAATCCTTTGTTCTGGTACAAAAAAGCAGGAAACTTTCTTTTGCAAATTGGCGAGCAAGTTCCATTCGGCCACTTTGCGATTGAGCTTGAGACCTATGGTGAGCCTAAAGTTTATGAATCAATATTTCCAAGATCACAAAAACAAACTCGGTCAGAGTGGAATAACCATTACAAAGTTGTAAAAGAATACCAATGGCAAGTTCCTGAGCACTTACAATCTTATGTATACGAGTATTTGGAAAAACAAGTTGGAGTTAGATACGCAATCGAACAAATAATTTTTATCGGACTAACGATAATATTTGGATGGTTAAATCTGATTTTCAATAAGCTAGTTTTGAACGGAAATAAAGCGATGGTATGCACAGAGCTGGGTTCACGTTTTGCAGAAAGATTTTGGGGATTTATTCCTACAGAATCGCACGACAAGATCGGCCTGCAGGACATGGAAGTCCTATCTTTGAGATATGAAAACAATGTCAAATGGCAACTTAAAGACGAGGGAAAATAATGTCAATATTTGGTGTTATCAAATCAGATGATCAAGTGTTTACAGGTGATAAGCTTCGAATTGATGTTAGTGGTTCATTCCTTGCGCCTGACTTAACATTTGCTACAGTTTCGCATGAGATCTCTGTTGATGAAGGTGTTACTTGGTACAATATAACAGCTAAAAAGTATGTTGACTGGATATTTACAACAGCAGGAACTAAAACAATTTCTTTAAGACTTACTACGACATTACCGTCAACTCAAACATTCACAAAAGATGTTGTAGTTTCAAATCTTGCAACAGCAGGACTTTTTTCTACAGACTTCGATCTATACGCACACGAACCAGAGATTGATCAATACCTACCTAAGAAGTGGTCATCATGGAATATGATTCACAAGCGCGCTCAAGACTGGATCGTTGACTTCTTAGATGAAAAAGGAATCTTTGCAGATGATGGCTCTAAATATACAGCTAGCGACATCATGGACAAGCAACAAGTTAAGCAGTTATCAACATATAAGGCATTACAATTTATCTTTGAAGGCAATTCAAATGTTGCAGGTGATTTGTTTAGTATTAAAGCTGCAAAATATTCTGAGCTTGCAAACACTAAATCATCTAGATCACAACTATCTTTAGATTTTAATAAAGATACTGTGTCGACAGTATCAGAAAGAACCAATTTACAAACTATTTTGGTTAGACGCGCATGAGTTTTAAACCAATCAGAACTTATTTAACA